CAGCACCTCTGCCGCAGCGCACAGCGCCATTTTCCTGCTCTGAGGACCGTAGGGCACTACCCTGCAAATGTATTCCAGCCCCTCCAGCCAGTCCCGGGCTCTTTGGATCAGCCGGGGAAAGGCTGCGGCGCTGATGTCCGAGCCACGGTACACATCCGTGTAAAAGGCGAAATCCGGCATCTTATGCACCAATGGCGATGTCCCGCAGGACCGCCGCCTTTAGAGTATTCTTCAGGGCGACACCAGCCACCAGCTCCACCTCACCGGTCTTCACCGCGCCGGGGGCATTCAGATCGGGCAGGTAGGAAACGATGACACCGTTGCCCTGAGGGGAGATGCCATGGAAGCCGTCCAGACCCAGGCAAACTGCGTAAATGGCAGTCTTGCCGCCCTCGGTGGGGATCACGTCCAGGGTGTTTTCGCCGTCAAAGTACTTGCCCATGTCCACCATGGGAATGCCGGCATAGGTCTCCACGGTGCGACCGAAATCGTCGGTGGAGCGCTCGTAGTAGCCGGCGCGGCGGGCGATGGAGCGCAGCTTGATGAGCATCTGGGTGTTCATCAGCAGCATGGAGGCAGTGCCGTCCAGAGTTGCCAGGAAGGCATCCATTTCGTCCAGAAATGCGTTGTAGTTTTCGTCCAGCTCAGAAGAAGTGGTCAGGCTGACCTGGCTGGTCAGCTCGTTGGCAGTGCCGGAGAGCAGCTTCTTCAGACCGTCAAAGCCGCCATTTTCTGCGTCGCCGTTGATCGCCATGTTATGGAAATAGTTGGCGGTCGCCTTGATCTTCTGCTCTGCCTGGAATGCCAGCTCGTCGGCTGCGCCGGAGGTGTTCTGCAGCACACGGTCCACCTGGAAAGAGCCGCCCATAATGGCAGCGGAGGTGGTCTTTTTCTCCCGCTTTGCCTCGCCGGGGGTGTACTCGCTGCCCACGCTTCGCACCGCCGCGGTAGCGGGGGACTTCAGCTGAATGTAGCCGTAAGTCAAGGTGCTGCCGCCGGTGCCGGGGGCGATGACGTTGTCAAAAGTCAGCTTGTCCAGCAGCTGAGAGCTGCGGCGGAACATATCCACCACCTGCTGATCTACCTTGTCTGCCATGCCAATCTTTGCTTCCTGAAGTGTAATTGCCATAATAAAATCATCCTTTCATGTTTTGCGCTTCGCGCAACAATGGACAATGTACAATGGACAATGGACAATTATGGTATTTGCTTTACGAATAAATTAAAATCGTCGCCGAAGGCGACACCTTCATTGTCAATTGTCAATTGTCAATTGTCAATTCGTTACCTGGTTTTCATCCGTTCTCTGAGTGCGCCGGCGAGGGTCGTCGGCGCGGTTTCTGCCTGCCCACCGGTGCCTGTAAACCGGGCGTAGGGGGGCGGTGTGGGGGCAGCGAACAGCCAGTCGCTTTCCTTCTTCAGCTCCCCCAAGGCAGCCTCCAAAGCAGCGGGCACATCGTCACTTTTTGTGATGGCTTCCATATCCAGCATTGCGCTGATGGCTTTGACGCTTCTGCCGCCTGCCTTGGCTACCGCCTGAGAAAGCTGACTTTCCAGCTTTAGCTGCTGCAGCTGCCGGCTGTGCTGCTGCACAGCCTGGTTGTACTTTTCCTCCCAGGCGCTGCCGGCTTGCTTTGCCGCCTGGATGTCCAAGCCGTTCTGCTCCATGATGGCGTCGATGACCTCCTTGGAAAGAGGCTGCTCCGCCACCCGAAGGCTCTGCAAAAATTCTCTTTTCATAGTGTTTCCTTTCCGCGCTACGTCTTTTTAACGAGGCTCACCCCCTCCGCGCCGGCGCTTATTACGCTCGCGCCAAAGCAAAAATCCAATGGACAATGGACAATGGATAATGGACAATTATGGTATTTGCTTCGTAAATGATTTAAATAGTCGCCGAAGGCGACACCTTCATTGTCAATTGTCAATTGTCAATTGTCAATTATTCATGGTGGGCATAAACTTCTGCCGGATTATCTTCCGTTCTTCTTCCGTTTCCGTGGGCAAATTGAACCGCCAGCCCAGGGCGATCTCCGGGGCGATGAGCCCCTTATCCACCATCACAAGGTAGTCCTGCCACAGCTTTTCCTCGTCGTGAAGCACCCCGTTGCCCCAGTCGATGGCAACAGAGGTATCCTTGGGCGCGGCAACGCCGTAGAGCTTGGCAAGGGTGGCGCACAGCGTAACCGTCTGCTCCGCCGCCGTCTGCCACATCCGCTGAAAATCCATCACCGTCAAGGCGTGTTCGCCCTGGCTGGAGGCGATCTCCGTAGCGGTGCGCTCCTCCACATTGGCGTCGGACAAAAGACCTCTTTTCAGACCCACCACCGACTCCACATTCCGCAGATACTCCTGCTTCCGGTTTAAGAAAGCCTGCTCCCGCAGCTGGGGGGAGTACACCGTCATGCCCACATGCTCCGGGTCTTCGTCCAGACCCACAAACAGGTGGTCAGAAAGCGCCCCGTCCCGCAGTAGGTCACGGGAGGCAAACACCCGGCTTTCCCCCCGTTCAAACTCCTGCTTCAGCTGATACTCGTTGCGGTCGATGCTGTGGATCAGCGCAGCCGCCGCGGCGTAAAGGCTGACTCCGTCCTTTGAGCCGTCCACGCAGTTGAGCATGGGGGTCTTCAGCTGCACCAGACCCACCGAACCCATAGGCTCCGGGTATGTGTAGCGCTCCGGCAGGTCGGCATACAGAGGATTCTGCTTCAAAGAAACGGGACTGCCCAAAGTGCCGGCATCGTAGGCGCGGTATAGCTTATTCTCAATGGTGAGATAGCCGTTTTCGTCCAGAGTTCTCCGCTCCAAAAGGTGATAGTAGGCGCTGCCCAGAGTGCTTGTTTCCAAAGTGCCCACATCGGTGGGCAAACCTGCGGGGTCTCTGCCAAAGACCAGCAGGGCGTTTCTGGGGATCAGGGTAAAGCCAAAGCCAGCGCCCATCACCCAGGGCTTTATGTAGCATTCGCCGCCCACCAGCGCCAGCTGCACCGCCTGCTCCTTCTGCTTGTCCAGCTGGTTCATCAGCTGCCGCACCACGGGGTCAGCGCTGCGGTTCTGATACTCGGCAAAGGCGGTGCGTACCACCTTGCTGACCACCGTGAATGCAATGCGCTGGCAGGGGTCTTCCCCCTTTTCCTCTGTGTCCCGGTAGTACAGGTCAAACCACTCCTGCACCGCCTTTTGCATGGCTTTTGTGGTCTTGTCCTGAGCGCCGAACGCCTCCTGACAGTTTAAGATGTCCATTCATTTCCTCCCTTGATCACGATTTTTCGGTTTCCCCGGTGCAGACCCCGGATATAGCTTTCCAGCAGCTGCACCCGGTGCTGCAAGTGCCTGTTTTGCTGCTGCAACGCCCGGTTTTCCTTCAGTACCGTCTCCTTTGCCCAGATAGGCAGGAATCTTTGGATTAACCATTTTTTCATACATTTCCCTTTCATCGCGCTAACGCGCGGAATTGACAATTGACAATTGACAGTTGACAATGAAGGTGTCGCCTCCAATACCCCCTCCCGGGGAGTAGTGAAACGAATGAGATAAACGATTGCCGGTGGCAATCACACCTTAAAAGCAGTGTCAGCAAAGCTGACGGGGGTGGAACGGCGATAGCTGTAATACAGCAGGAAGTCTGTTAGATTGCATATACTTCCAGATTATCGCCCGCATTCCTCTTCCGCCCAGTGTGCGCACTGGGCACCTTCCCCCCGGGGGAAGGTATATGTGTAACAATTGTCCATTGTCAATTGTCCATTGTCCATTAAATATAGAAGCATGCCGTGCGGCTTACGGGGTAGTCCTCAAACCGGGCGTGGTCGCCCATAACAAGGAAATTGCCCACCGTCACATCCACCGCCCGGACGCCCTCCTTGTCCGCCCGCAAAATGGGCGAGCCGTAGCGGCTGACCTGCATGCCCTCGTGGGTCAAAAGGTTTTCCACGCTTTCGCCGCTGCGCTTGATCTGTAGACCCGCATCGGAAAAGCTGTAGCCGGCAGAAGTTGTGACCTGCTGCGCCTGCCCGGATTCGGTGCGCTCCACCAGGATCTCTACCTTGTCTGCCGTCTGGGTCAGC